CCGGGCCATTGACCTGGCTCCAAAGTCCGATATCGAGCAGCTGAGTATTTTTGTAGATACAGCACGCAGGGATCGGAGAGCCAGACTGGAGGATGCCATTGAGGAACTTCGTGACCGCTACGGGAAACGTGCAATCACATATGCCACATTGATGGGCGACCTGAAAATGCCGGATGACGGACGGCACAGCGTAAAGATGCCCGGTCTGATGTATCAGTAGCCGGAATCTGCAAATTGCCACCATGTTTGCTTTCCAAGGAGGGGATTTGATTATGCTGATTCGACAGCCCATTCGCAACACAGATAGCATCAGAGAAGCCAAGCCTCGAGTCTTTGATGCCATTATTGATGAAAACGAGGTCTATCTGGAAGTAAAAAATGCCAGACAGATCGAACTGATCCGTCTGACAGAGGTTCTTCGCCAAATTGAGGATGCCCGCCGCAAAGCAGGCCAACCCACAAGTTAATATATAGAATTCATTATCGAGCCCTGGCTCCGCTCTTATGGACGAGAGACCTAACTGCCGAAGTGAAGTAAGTCATTAGACTCTACTTTTACTTCGGCAGTTTTTTATGCCCATTTTTCTGTGCCTTACTTCGCTTCCTTACGAAGAAAGGAACAGAATTATGAAAATCACATACGAATTTGCTACTGAAACCGTGGAAATTGAAGTTTCTGAGGACTGGGGAACTGTCCTGGTAGATCTGGATCGACTGGAGTACAACAACGAGAAAAAAGAGTCTCGTCGGCATTGCTCTCTGGAGGCTTATGGAGAAAACCATGAGGAATTCTACTCAGATACGGATATGTTCCAGAACCTGATCCGTAAGGAACGGGCAGATTCGGTCTGCGAAGCTATGAAACAGCTGAAGCCCTCTCACAGAGAATTGCTTCATGCTTTGTTTTTTGAAGGTATCAGCAATGAGGAGTATGCCCAACGCTGTGGGGTGACACCCGGTGCTATTACACGTAGAAAAATCACTGCAATAAAAAAATTAAAAAAACTTTTTGAAAAAACCTCAATTTTTTGATTTCCCGTGTCCTACCAGTGAAAGGGCGATCACGCAGAAGCCTTTTCAGAAAGGATGTGATTCAAATGAAACACAATTTGAAGATCTGCGTTTCCAAAGAACCTAAGAACGGCGGTGTGGTGGCCTGCAGGAGCGTTTCTCTGCGGCAAAGACTGCTGACCCGTCTGTTGGGTCCTCTGGATAAGGTAATGATCATCGTCCCCGGCAACAGCGTCCAGACGGTGGCCATTACAGAAGTAATGGACGGAGGTGTTGTGTGTGAAGCTGTATGAGGTGAACCAGGCGATCGAAGGTATCTTTGATCTGCTCGTTGATCCGGAGACCGGAGAGCTTCTGCCGGACGAGAATCTGATGCTCCAGTTGGAAGCACTTCAGATGGAGCGGAGTCGGATTCTGGAGTATCTGGCGAAACTGGTGCTGAATACCCGTTCCCAGGTGGCGGCACTGAAGGAAGAGGAAAAGCGGCTCAAAGAGCGACGAGCTATTCTTGAGCGAAAAGAAAACCGTCTCATGGATATCCTCGACCGGGAGTGCCATGGTGAAAAGACCGACTGTGGTGTGGCTACTATCTGCTACCGGAAAACAGCCAAGGTCAGTGTGGCTGACGATGCTGCTGCTGTGGCCTGGCTGATGGATAACGGTTACACACGGTGCTATAAGGTCCTGGCCCCGGAGATCAGCAAAACTGAAGTTAAAAAGCTGCTGACGGCTGGTAGGGATATTCCTGGTGTGGCTCTGGTGCAGGATCTGTCCTGCAGTCTGAGATAAGGAGGTCGCCCCTATGAAAATCACAAGTGGCAAAGTGATGCGAGCCCAAAAAGTAGTCATTTACGGCTCTGAGGGTATCGGAAAATCCACCTTGGCATCCTGTTTCCCCAATCCTCTGTTCATCGATACGGAGGGTGGCACTGCTCAGTTGGATGTCCGCCGGATCGAAAAGCCCGGTTCTTTCGATGGCCTGATCTCCATCGTCAATGAGGTGGCGGCAGATTCCGGTATCTGTAAGACCCTTATCCTGGATACCGCTGACTGGGCGGAGCAGATGTGCATTACAGGTGTCTGCGCCAAGTACAAGAAATCTGGTATCGAAGATTTTGGCTATGGCAAGGGTTATACCTACCTGGCGGAAGAGTATTCCAGGCTGCTGAATGCCTTTGATGCGGTGATTGCCGCCGGTATCCATGTGGTCATTACAGCCCATGCAAAGATGCGGAAATTTGAGCAGCCTGATGAGATGGGTGCGTATGACCGTTGGGAGATGAAACTCTCCAAGCAAGTGGCTCCGTTGCTGAAAGAATGGTGTGATCTGCTGCTGTTCTGCAACTACAAGACCATCGTAGTGGCTACCAAGAATGATACCAAGAAGGCCCAGGGTGGTAAGCGTATCATCCACACCACCCATCATCCCTGTTGGGATGCAAAGAACCGCCATGGTCTCCCGGATGAGATCGACCTGGACTATGGCAACATCGCCCATCTTTTTGATTCTACCGCCCCGGCAGCACCTGTCACCGATAGAGTCACCGATGCAGCAGAGCCGACTCCTCTGGAGCGTGTTAGAGCGCTGATGATGGAATCCCAGGTGGCAGAACAGGAACTACAGGCCGTAGTAGCCCAGAAGGGTCACTTCTCTGGCATGGTTCCCGTTGACAGTTATCCCGAAGCATTTCTGACCGGTTGGGTCATTCCTCACTGGCAGAAGATTGTAGAAACCATCGAAGCCGACCCAGATCGGCTTCCGTTCTGAAATATGGAGGTAAATGAAAATGTACAACAATAATGCTGTTATGGACTGGAATGATGTCATTGAGGATGATGGCCAGGAGTTTGTCCTCCTTGAAGAGGGCGATTACAACTTCAGAGTTACCAACTTTGAGCGTGGCCATTTCCCCGGCAGTGCGAAGCTGCCTGCCTGTAATAAGGCAACACTGACCCTGGAAGTAGACACCCGTGAGGGCTGTGCTTATGTGAAGCATGACCTCCTGCTGTGCCGCAATCTAGAGTGGCGGATCTCTTCCTTCTTCCGCTGCATCGGCCAGAAGAAGCACGGTGAGCGTCTGGTCATGGACTGGAATAAGGTGGTTGGCTCTCAGGGCCGTGCAAGATTCAAGCCCCGTAACTATACCAACCGTGATGGTGAGCAGAAGCAGACCAACGATCTGGATCGCTTCTATGACTATGATCCTGCTTTCTTCCCCAAGAAGCGGACTCCTGCATGGGTGGCGGAAGCTGAAAAGGCTCCCACTCAGACCTGGGAGCAGAGTGGTTTCTGATGATGCAACTTAGACCGTATCAGGCCCAGGCAAAAGATGCGGTCTTGTCCGAGTGGAACAAGGGGTACCGGAAGACTCTTCTGGTACTTCCCACCGGAACGGGTAAGACCGTTGTTTTTTCAAAGGTTGTAGAAAACCAGGTGAACCAGGGTGGCCGTGCGCTCATCCTGGCTCACCGGGGCGAGCTGCTGACACAGGCAGCAGATAAACTCCGTGCTGCCTGCGGCATGGATTGCGCACTGGAAAAGGCTGAATTTACAAGCCTTGGTAGCCCTTTGCGGATTACCGTGGGATCTATTCAGTCTCTTGCTCAGCAAAAGCGGTTGGAGCGTTTTCCACACGATTATTTTACTGACATTGTGGTGGATGAAGCACACCATTGCCTGTCGAATAGTTATCAGAGGGTACTGGATCATTTTCCGGATGCCAATATCCTCGGAGTCACCGCCACACCGGATCGTGGCGATATGAAGAACCTGGGCCAGTATTTTGATAGTAAGGCATTTGAGTACACAATGCCCCAGGCCATAAAAGAGAAATATCTGTGTCCAATAAAGGCCCAGATGATCCCTCTGGAACTGGATATTTCTGGTGTGAGGGTTACCAACGGTGACTTCAGCAGCGGTGACATTGGTAATGCTCTGGAGCCCTATCTGGAACAGATCGCCCGGGAGATGACGCATTACTGCGATGGCCGGAAGACGGTAGTGTTTTTACCTCTTGTCCATATCTCGCAGAAATTCACAGACATTCTGAATGCTTACGGCCTGCGTGCCGCAGAGGTCAACGGCAACAGTGCTGACCGGGCAGAGATCCTCCGGGACTTTGAAAACGGCAGATATGATGTGCTGTGCAATTCCATGCTGCTGACAGAAGGCTGGGATTGTCCGTCTGTAGACTGCGTTGTAGTTCTGCGGCCTACCAAGGCGCGGAGTCTGTATCAGCAGATGGTAGGACGAGGAATGCGGTTGCACCCCGGAAAGGAGCATCTGCTCCTATTGGATTTTTTGTGGCTATCCGAGCGGCATGACCTTTGCAGACCGTCTGCGTTGGTTTCCAAGGATGCAGATATTGCAAAAAAGATAGATGACCGGCTCCAGAACAGCGGTGAGGAATTTGACCTTATAGAAGCAGAGGAACAGGCAGAGCGTGATGTCTTGGCAGAGCGTGAAGAGACTCTTGCAAAGGAACTGGCCATCATGCGGCAGCGGAAGCGAAAACTGGTCGATCCGCTCCAGTATGCACTTTCTATTGCAGCAGAGGATCTGGTTGGCTATGTTCCCACATTTGCATGGGAAATGGCACCTCCTTCTGAACGGCAGCTTGAATTCCTGGAAAAGCGTGGCATTTTCTCAGAGTCCGTAGAGAACATGGGAAAGGCCAGTATGCTGATCGATCGGCTTATGAGACGGCAGGAATCTGGCCTCTCCACCCCAAAACAAATACGCTGTTTGGAGCGGTATGGCTTTCGCCAGGTAGGCACCTGGCAGTTTGATGATGCTGCCAAAATGATCTCCCGTCTGGCGGCAAATGGCTGGAGGCTTCCGTTTGGCCTGAATCCCAAACAGTACCGACCTTAATTCGGAGGAATGAAAATGAGCAATGTATTATCGGCGCTGCAGCACATAGATGTGTCGGCGCTGTCATATCAGGACTGGATCAATGTTGGCATGGCTCTCCAGGCAGAGGGCTATGACTGCTCCGTTTGGGACAATTGGTCCCGGGGTGACAGTAGGTACCATCCCGGCGAATGCGAACGGAAATGGCGCACCTTTGGCAGATGTAATTCTCCCCTTAAGGGTGGCACCATTGTGCAGATGGCAAGAGAACGTGGTTGGACACCTTACAGCGAAGGCGCGGCCATGGACTGGGATGATGCCATCATGGATGACGGCGACGGATTCACCCAGTATTCGGCCCCGGATACCTGGAATCCTACTGAGGAACTGATTACTTATCTGGAGACTCTGTATGAGAAGGATGACTTTGTAGGCTATGTCACTAATGATGTGTGGCAGGACGGCGAAGGCAGATGGGTACCGGCGAAAGGTGTGTTCACCCGGACTGCCGGTGAGCTAATCTCTTC